TGGTACTTTGCAAGCCTCTATTCAGGATAAAGCTGTAAGAAGAAAAATTCCTATAAAATATGGAAGTGAAGCAGAAAAGAAAAAAGCTGTTGCAGCCAAGCGAAATGCCGCTGTTAAAAAATACAGTAGTAGGGCATATGAAAATTTTGTTATAGGAACCAGGAAAACACAATTGGGTCATGGAAGTGATATTTATACTCAATATACTACTCCCGAAGATTTAATATATACCCCCGCTAAAATTAATCAGGAAGCGTTAAAAGATATCGATGCAATACATAATGCTATTTATAAAAAAAGAGCTAATTTATTTAAAAATAAACCCGGAGGCTGGGAAAAAGAAGTTGAACGATTAAATACTAAAGGAATGAAATTAGCGGATCAATCTCAAGGCTATAAGAATTTTAATATTAAGCGTGCTGATGGAAGTACTTATAAGTATGGAGTAGAAGCCTCTAAAACAATTGATCCTATGGGTGTAGCCGAAGGAAAGAGATTAAAAGATTTAACCAAAGAAGATAAAGCCTTAATAGAATTAAATCGACAGAATGTCTTCAAAGCTCAAGATAAGATGGGTAAAAAACAAATAAAAACTATAATAGAAAGAATAGGCTGCCCGGGACTTGCTGCTGGCGGCAGGGTTGGGTTTGCGGATGGAAAAAATTGTTTTAACAAAGGACTTACTAATATTAATAATAAGAACTTTAAAACTGAAGGTCAAGCAAAGAACATGCTTAAACTAGCGGAAGCTGGTTCGAAATCAAAAGCACTAAGAGGCATGTTAGGTGTTTGGGGTCTCGGAGGCGAAGCAATCATTGAAGCTGGAATCGGAGCCTATAAAGTTTTAGGAAAAGGTGTACCTGCTAACATAGCATGGTCCGAATCTTATTGGAGTTATTTAGATCCAAGAAAATATAAAGGAGAGCTTTCTAATCTTCGTCAAAAAGATTTAGAAAAAGGAAACCCTAGAATTGCAAAATATTTTGATGTGGTAGATATATTAGAGAAGAGGGATTATCATGAAAAATGGATTAATCAAATGAATCCTGATGATCCTACTCATGAATCTCATAGAAACAAATTAAGTCAGTATGATGAAATTATTAATAATTTTTATGGAGGTCCTAGTGGTATCACAAAAATGATGGAAAGAGTTAGGCCTGAAGTAGAAAATGCAGAAGCTGAACAAGCGGGTAAGTGGGCCGGAGAAGGAGGAATCAAATATAAAGAACCTCCTAGTCAGGTTTTAAAAACTCGTGACTATATATCACCAAGATACAAAGAAATGGAAGAAAAGTTTCCAACTTATAACAGAGAACAACTAGATGAGATGTTAGAATCATGGGGAGCAAATACTCCTTGGAATCTTGGTTTTGAATCTGGAGTCAAAGGTTATGACCAAATGGCAGAATGGTTAAAAACGCATGACAAATATAAAGATATGGAAGCAGGAGTTGCTAATAGGGCCGAAGGAGGAATAGCGAGTCTTAAAAAATGAAAAACCCAACATTAACCAAAAATATGAAGCATGTTAAATGGAAAGCAATCCCGCCTTTGAAGGGTCCAGATCCACAAGGCTTGCGCAAAGAAGTTAAACAAGATACAAAGAAACCGGAGAGTTTAAATGGCAGACAATCGAATAGATAAATCACTCCCGAATACATTAGATCCTAAGCTTCCTTCACCGGAAACGCTTCAGGATATTAATGTCGAGGAGATTGAAGAAAAAGGGCCAATAGAAGTCACCCCTGAAGACGATGGCGGCGCAACGATTAATTTCGATGCGAACGCACGTCCTCAGATTCCAGGAACTGAAAATCATTTTGATAATTTAGCTGATTTACTCCCTGATGATGTTTTATCGCCGATTGGTTTAAAACTAAATGGCGATTATAAAGATTACAAATATTCAAGACGAGAATGGGAACAAGCCTATACTACAGGGCTCGATTTATTAGGATTCAAGTATCATAATCGAACGGAACCTTTTCAAGGCGCTTCAGGCGCTACGCATCCGGTTTTAGCGGAAGCGGTAACTCAATTTCAAGCATTAGCTTACAAAGAACTTCTTCCCGCTGATGGACCGGTAAGAACGCAAGTCATCGGTGCATCCAATCCACAAAAGCAACAACAATCTGAACGCGTTAAAGAATTTATGAATTATCAACTGCTCGATAAAATGAAAGAGTATGAGCCCGAATTTGACTCTATGCTATTTTATTTACCGTTAGCAGGATCTACTTTTAAAAAAGTTTATTATGACGAATTACTTGGTCGAGCTGTTTCAAAGTTCGTCCAAGCCGATGACCTCGTAGTTCCGTATACGGCTACCTCATTAGACGATGCGGAAGCGGTGGTTCATATCGTTAAAATGTCGGAGAACGATCTGCGCAAACAGCAGGTCGCCGGCTTTTATCGAGATATTGATTTAGTGAAACCGGCTGAAACCGGTGACAATCGTTTAAAAGAAAAAGAACGAGAACTCGAAGGCATGACACGATCGGCACGGGTTGAAGCGTTGTATACGCTTTTAGAATGCCATGTGAATTTAGATTTAGACGGATTCGAAGACGTTGGTCAAGATGGAGAACCAACAGGAATAAAATTACCTTACGTCGTAACAGTCGAAGAAGGTAGTCAACAAGTTCTTTCAATACGAAGGAACTTTGCGCCCAATGATCCATTGAAGAATAAAATCCAATATTTTGTCCATTTCAAATTTCTGCCAGGACTAGGATTTTACGGCTTTGGACTCATACACATGATTGGCGGTTTGAGCAGAACTGCAACAGCTGCTCTCCGCCAATTATTAGATGCGGGCACACTATCCAATTTACCTGCGGGATTTAAACAACGTGGGGTTAGAGTTAAAGATGATGCAACAGCAATTCAACCGGGAGAATTCAAAGATGTGGATACTCCGGGTGGAAATCTTAAAGATGCTTTTGTCTTTTTACCTTACAAAGAACCTTCTCAAACTTTATTACAACTCATGGGAATTGTTGTTCAAGCAGGACAGCGATTTGCCTCGATTGCTGATATGCAAGTAGGAGATGGCAATCAAGGCGCAGCGGTAGGAACTACGGTTGCACTTCTCGAAAGAGGATCGCGAGTGATGTCTGCGATTCATAAAAGACTTTACGCAGCGCTTAAACAAGAATTTAAACTGTTAGCTAAAATTTTCGCAACTTATTTACCTCCAGAATATCCTTATGATGTTGTCGGAGCTTCACGTGTGGTGAAATTAACCGATTTTGACGAAAGAATTGATATTTTACCCGTTGCTGATCCTAATATTTTTTCTATGACGCAAAGAGTGACGTTGGCACAAACAGAATTACAATTGGCAATGTCCAATCCTCAAATGCACAATTTATACATGGCGTATCGTAAGATGTACGAAGCCATTGGAGTTAAAAACATTGATCAGGTTTTACCACCTCCTCCGCCACCTCAACCTAAAGACCCGGCGTTGGAAAATATTGATGCTTTGGCTCAAAAACCATTTCAGGCTTTTCCAGGACAGGACCATCGAGCTCATATTACAGCGCATTTAAACTTTATGGCAACGAATATGGTTCGAAATAACCCTCCGGTCATGGCTGCTTTACAGAAAAACTGTTTAGAACATATTTCTTTGATGGCTCAGGAACAAATTCAACTTGAATTTAGAGAAGAAATGCAAATGCTGCCACAGATGCAGAAACAAGCTGTACAAAATCCACAAGTTCAACAACAATTTCAAGAAATTTCTCAAAAAATTGAAGCGAGAAAGGCAATTTTGATCGCAGAAATGACGGAAGAATTTATGAGGGAAGAAAAAAGGATTACTTCTCAATTTGATCATGATCCATTGTTAAAATTAAAATCTAGAGAAGTTGATTTGAAGGCAATGGAAAATCAGCGTAAGGAAACAGAGACCGAAGCGAGAATTAATTTGGATAAAGCTAAATTAGTTCAGAATAGAGATTTAACTGAAGATAAATTAGAACAAAATGAAGATTTAGCTCAACTTCGAGCTGATACGGCCATTACTAAATCGATAATGTCCGCTGAAACTAAACTAACATCCGATCGTATGAAGGCTAGGGATGTAAAGACCTTGAAAGGTCCGAAAAGGTAGTCTATAACAGGAGGAATTATGACAATAAAAAAAGCACCATTAGGAAAAACTAAGAGCGTACCGATCCCTTCTCAAAACGTGCATATTGACCCACGGGGTCAAACAAGTTACAGAGCAAAAGGATCTTATATAGCTCAAGGTGAGAAGGTTACTGTAAAAGGAACCGGCAAAGCGAGAAAACAAACAGCAACCTGGTTCTAATATGTGGTTTGGTCTAGCAAAAATGGCTCTCAAAACAGGGAGTCATATATATCAGAATAGACAAAAGACAAGAGCCGCAATGTCGGATGCCGCTTTACTTCATGCCGAGCGCATGGCGCGAGGTGAGGAATCTTACCAGGGCAAACTTTTAGAAGCCCGACAGAATGATCTAAAGGACGAAATTGTCCTTATTATTATTTCGGCGCCGATAATCGTGCTCGCCTGGGGAGTTTTCAGCGACGATCCGGCAATGATGCAAAAGATAGAACTGTTTTTTCATCATTTTGGCTCACTGCCAATATGGTTCCAAACTTTGTGGATTACTGTCGTAGCGAGTATTTTTGGAATCAAGGGGACACAAGTGTTCAGAAACGGTGGAGCTAAAAAGAAATAGACTTGCCTTTCTTGGTAAGTTATACTAATAACTAATAAGGAGAAAAACATGAGAAACGATTTTGGAACAAGACCCTACAAATCTAGATTCGGTGGAAAGTCTGCTAAGAAGCAAACTGCTGCTGATAGACTAGATGAATCTTTAGGTGAAAGACGGGGCAAAGAATCTACGAAAAGCCAAAGCTTTAAATCTCGAAGAGATGAAAGCCTCGGCGCAAGTAAGGCTTAATTATGGGAGTAGTAGGCGTAGCATTAAGAGGTTTTGGTAAAGCTTTAACCCATGGTAAAAATTGGAGTAAAGCTAGAAAAATATCTAAAAAAGGTAAACTTCACCCTAAAACAACGCCGGATAAATCAAAACTTGACTTGTCAACATCAGAACTTAGGATTGTAACAGCCAAAGCAAAAGGTGCCACTAAAATGGCTAAAGATGTACAAGCAAACCCTCATTTGTTTAAAGAAGGTAAAGCTTTTAAAGAAGGTTTAGGTAAATTTGGTTTTAATAAACCGAGTGGTAAAAAATAATGGGCGATATAGCATTAAGAGGAAATAGACTTACAGTGGCTAAAGGACCTCCTGGAAGAGCACGTAAAAGACTAGGACCTCCTGGAAGAGCAGATAGAAGACTAGGAATTCCTGGAGCATTAGGAGGTAGAGAAGTACCTACTAAACAAGCATTACAAAGAATGCTCGCTAGAAGAAGAGATTTTCAAACACATGGAAGAGATGTTCCAACAATGGCTGCTAAAGGCGGAAGAATAGGTCTTCAAAGTGGAGGACATCATCCTGAGAATGTTAAAAAATGGATTACACGCCCTGGTAAACGGAAACCAACAGGTAAACCCCCTAAAGCAGGAGGGAAATCCATAATTAATCCTGAGTGGTTAGAAAATAAAGCTAAAGGCGGAAGAATAGGCCTTAAAAAAGGATCTGTACATAAACCAGGAAGTCATAGTTATTTTTTGCAAGAAATTAATAAGCCTAGAAAAGGTAAAGCTATTGGTGGCGTTCTTAAACACGCTATTAAGAAGCTCCGACCAGGAGGTCCATTTAGGCCAAAGAAAAAAGTTTATCCAGAAACAGAAGATTTAACCCATCAAGTAGGTCCCTATGTTGGAGATGTTGGGTCAGAAGGTAAAAGACGAAAACTGGGACCACGAGCAGGTAAAGGTAAAGGAAGACCTAAAGAAGGTAAAGGAAGACCTGAAGCTGGTCCGCAAGCTCCATCAAGACGTAAGGCGCTTGCAAGAACATTTAAGAAAATGGGTAGAGAACGAAAAGCTAAAAGCTAATGACACTTAAAACATTAGGAATGGGTGTTGTAAAATTCTTAAAAACTAAGAAGAAAAAAGCTTCAAGTGAAGCTGCCGGATGGGGTGCTCATCTGAAGCGTAGATCTCGGATTTTTAAAGAAGGCCAAAAGAAACATAAGGCTTTAGATATTAAAGAAGGTAAAAAGAAAAAGTATATTAAAAGAGATCCTCACGAAGGAGTGCCTTCACAATCAAGTGATTGGCCTTACTGGAGAGGAGACGAATAATGGCAACCCGAATTAAATCAAAATTTAAAACAACTAAACTCATGACCCCTAAAGGGGTAACCGAACCTTATATTGGAAGTTATATTTCCGGTAAATTAGGTGGAGTTAAAGTTGCAAATGAAAGTTTAAAGCAATATTATGGAAAGAAAGTAGATCCCAATTGGACCTTGAAAACTTAGTTTATAAACTGCGTCGTGGTTTAGAGCGACGTATTCAATCGTTAGCTATCTCTGTTACATCAGGAGGGGTTGACAACATGGAAACCTACAAGTATATAATAGGTCAGATCAATGCACTGGAAGCAGTGAAACAGGAAATCTCTAGCCTGCTTGATGAAAAGGAGCAACGTGAAGGAACCA